CTTACATTTCTCGATCGCAAACATATGGAAATTTACAACCAGGCTAACATATGCTCACATGGTGGTTTTATCCCCTGTGCTACTGGTTCTGCATTAACCAATACAAAATTTTCAGTTACCGATGACTACGATCTTATAGTATTTAATAACAACCGTAAGAATCTAATTGACAAACTCAACGATCTTATTGATGCCTTAGTGTCATCTATACCATCAAAAGACCGCATTGTGACTAAACACAATATTAAAATCTTTGAAATTTCAGGTGCACCAGGTCATTTTTCTAAATCCAATAGGGTTGTGTCTGCTTATTATGAGAAAGGTATACCTTGGGAACAAAACACCGAACCGATATTCAAATATAGTAATGTACAGGAATACATAAGTAAAGTCAATTTTCATGCAACAGATCATTCCTACGACGTTGTATTATCTGATGTTAACATTGATATCACCAATTATAAAGATATACTTAACATGTTACAACATTCAAAAATCCTCCTTCATCAAAATTCGAACGCTAGAATAGCCATCAAATTTCATCTATCTCCTAGCGCTGAGGATAATTCTGTTGTTATGAAAGCTATATCTGCTAACTTTGAAAAAGATAAATGTCTCATTGGTGTTGTCCGTAGCCACGCTACCAAACCAGATTCTAGTGAAATATATATTATAGTTTCACCGTTCCAACAAACAGACAAACCAACGATTAACATGAAGGATGTTTACAACGCCATTGATCAAGCAGTCATCACTGATCAATCAAAAACATGCAAATGCCAAATTCGCTTTGATGTCAATGCAAAAATGACCGCAAACGTCAATAAAGTCCAAATTACAACATTAATCGACTATTTGATGAATGATCCGTGTCTACGTGAGTCAACTAAGCAAGCATTAAAACAACTTCAACCAATGGATATGACCATCGACTTAGATGCAAACATTGGCATCGGCGGTGCTGGCAAGACCACCGACATTGTAAGATCTACTTGTGCCAGATGCACAATAATGGTTTCACCATATATGAGAAATATGTCTGAGATTAACAACTCCAAACAACAAAGCAGTTATTGCAACACATATATCGTTGCACTTAACGCATTAACTTCCACCAATAATCGTCGCAATATTATCATCGACGAAGCATTTGTTCATAATTTTACGATGATCGCGTTGTACAAATTGATCAACCCTAATGCAAAATTTTACGCAACCGGTGATAATAAACAATTACATGCTAATGATTGGGATAACACATTGACGAGACCAAAATTAGAATTTATTAAACCTTACCATCTTGTCACTAAAAGAAATCCACAATGTGTCGTTGACTTGTTTAAGAATTATATACCAGGCGCAACAACTACATCAAACATCAAAACAACTGTCAAGTATATCAAGGATGAAAATCTCATTGTCGATGCGCAAAATGACCAACAATATTTTACCAACGCCATAATCTGTTTTACAAGGAAAATGGCTGCCATCCTTAAAGACAATGTTAAGAGTAAAATCCCTGTATATACCGCCGCACAATCACATGGAACAACTATTGATTGCGTTCACTTATATTTTACTGATATTACCGGTTTGTCATCGGACATACGTGCACAACATTTATACACTGCCGTCAGCCGCGTTGCCAGACAACTAATTGTCTATGGAATTGATAACTCTGAATCCATAACTGCGACACTTGAAGGTTCTCAAGTTGCTTTAGCTCTTGAACAATTTGAAGTGAAACCAGTTGAGTTTACATATATTCATGATAAAACCATCACTAATACATTACCTGAAGATCAATGTATTAAGATTAAGCCTGCAGAAATGACCGAGTACAGGATATGTGAAATAATGGATAAAGTATTCAAGCAAACCAACGATCATATACCTCAAATTGTTGATTACAAGACCAATATACTTCCTGAGATTAATCGTGAAGCAAAATTTAGAACCGACATGTCTGAACTTCTTGCTAACAATAAAACCATACATATTAACGGTAAGAGGATCAGCATGAAGGGTTATAACCGAATGTACGCAAATCAAGATACTGCTAGGGCTGTCACCACCATGCTAGGTCGTTACGCCAACACTCCAGCTAAATCAGGTAAACCAAATGAGTTACAACAATTGTTCCATAAGGGTTTTGAAAAATGGTTACGTCGTGATTACAAAAAGATCCTTAAGAATCTTAAACCAACCCCAGAATTGATATGGAAACATGCCATCGATGGTCTTAAGAAGCTTCAAACCAAATACCCCAAAGCATTCCACCAGGTATTTGATGATGATGAAATTAATGAATTACTCGGCCAAAGATTTTCCACTGACGTCACTAATGCCTACAAGAATGTACAAGAGATAGAGGAAATAGACATTGATTCAAGAACTGTCGAACAACAAAATCTGTATAAAGAATCAAAGAGGAAAATTAAATTGGCAGAATCCGTATGGGATGACGTACTACCAGCAGAAATCAAACTCAACGATAAAATATACCACCCGAGTATAAATGATGAACTCCTCACTATCAAACAGGAAGTACATGACGAGCAAAAACATCGCGTTAGAATACGTGGTATAGTCCGCGAGTTTCTTACGACACTCATCAGCGGTGAGACTAACCCAAATAAATATTTAGATTTAGAGAATAATTTTAACGATGAATTTAATTACCACCGTCAAATTAAATTCTTTATGAAAAATCAACCTAAAGAGATCCGTAAAGACGGTTTTGACGCAAAGAATAAACATGGTCAAGGTGTTAGCGCATGGTCTAAGATGGTCAACATCGTGCTTAGTGGTTACGTGCGCTATTTTAATGAAATTCTTCCAAGACTCCTCAAAGACAATGTCCATCTTGCCTATGGTGCATCAGACCGTGATATATCGGCCACTTTTTCAAAATACAGTGAATTTATCGCTGATAAACGTTACATTAAACTCTGTAATGATTTCGGAGAATTTGATGCTAGCCAAGAGGAGAAAGGTCTTAATGTTTTAATCACATTTTACGAAATTGGATGGTTCTCTTTACCAGCATATAAGCTCATGTATACACAAAGACAATCATGGCGCATGAATCTTATAATAGGTGGTAAGACTATTACATTATCCGCCTTTTTGACTGGTAATTTTATGCAAGCATCGGGTCAGCCAGATACTCTCGGCTCTAATACTTATTATAATATGGCCGCTGTTGGACTTTGCCTTGATTTTGATGACATTGCATCTTTCTTTAAAGGTGATGATTCATACCTTATTTTACGTAAATGGATCTACACAACGTTTAAAGGAGCCAAAATCGTTGACATAATGGGTTACAAATTTAAAATTGAAACACCAGAAATTGGGGAGTTTATAGCCAACATTGTTACCCCCATTGGATTTGTCCCAGATTATGTCAGACGCGTTAGTCGAGTAGTATCAAAGATATATGATACTAGAGCTGATTGGAATGAGATACGCCTCAGTGTTGCCGACTCTTTATCTGTAATTCAAGCCAATAACCTGCATCTTTCATTTCAATATGCAGCCAAGTTTTACCAACAACCATCTGTTGGTCTTAAAATTACAGCCGAAGATGTTGAGGCAATGCATTGGTTTCTTGTTCGTGTTATTGCTGATGAAACACGTCCCCAAGACATCACAGAATTATTTTTCGTTAGCGCAATGGAACGTGATAAAATCGAAGAAATTTGGGTTGCAAACATACCCAACAACCTCAAACACGTC